GGGTATCTACAAGAATGAAGTGCAGAGGACATGCCCATATTACAAAGACTGTCAGCCTGAGGGTCGGTATCCTATCGACGCACTTCTCAAGCCGATAGAGGAAAAAAAGAAGAGAACGAGTAAGACTCTTGCTGGCCTTGCTGAAAAATTGACTGAAAATATATCAGGAGATTCTGATGAAGCTAGTCCACCTGTCAACACGGCGACAATTGCAGGGACTAAAAAAGAAGGTCTTAGCTTCGTTAAGCGTTCTTAACGATTTCCATGTGATCGTATCTACAAAAGCACTTGATGATCCGTTAAGTTACGCGGAAGTCGATCATGTCAGCAAGGAACTCGTGCTGAACCCAAAGAACGAAACGCTTGATGAATTCGTGTGTACTATCGTCCATGAGATTCTTCATATTATGTCTCCTGAGACTCCAGAACCGACAGTCACACGATTGGAAAATGGATTAGAAGAGTTGCTTACCCCGTCTGATAGAACGACCATCTTTCGGGCTGCGGCAGCTTGTGTTGAGTGGGAAGAGGGGGCCTCGTGAAAAATAAACCAAAGATTCTTATATATGATTTGGAGACATTTCCCGATCTTGTTACTTCATGGGGGTTGCGGGTGTTCGGTTATCTTTCACCGGACAACATCGTACAAGAGCGCACGATTATTTGTGCAAGTTGGAAATGGCTAGGAAAGCGTGGAGTAACATCTGTGTGCGTTACACCATCATCACCAACGGATGATCGTGGCGTAGTACAAGTGCTGTGCGATGTCATTCGTGAGGCAGATGCTATCGTGGCGCATAACGGAGACTCATTTGACATCCGTTGGTTAAATGCTCGTGCCATCTATCATGGTCTGCTTCCATTGCCTCCTGTGATTCAGATTGATACGAAGAGAATCGCAAAGAAAAAGTTTTTGTTCAATTCAAACAAGTTGGCATATTTAGCAGAATTTTTTAAGATCGGCAGCAAGATTAAGACTGAGTTTGCTCTGTGGAAACAGTGCTTGGCTGGTGATGCGAAAGCACTTGAAAAAATGGTAAGATACAACAGGCGGGACATCGTGATCTTGGAAAAAGTATATAAGAGGCTGATTCCTTATGTGCCAGCCAAGATCAATGCACGGCTATTTACCACCAGAGAAGCTTGTTCTCATTGCGGAAGCACGGAAGTTCAATCCCGTGGATTTGCTTACACGGCTGCTCATAAGTACAGAAAGTTCCAGTGTACTTCTTGTGGGGGATGGTATCGCTCGAATAAAGCGGAGAAAGCTGGAACGGCATGAAGATTAAATCAGCAAAGGCGAAAGGCAGGAAACTTCAGAACACAGTAAGGGATGCACTCAACTCTTGTGGGTATCATACTCGGTCCACATTGATGGGTGAGTCCGGTGTGGATGTATCTGGGTATGATTGTGAGTGGGGAGTAGAATGCAAAGCTGTTGAAATGCTCAACATCTGGGCGGCGCTAGAGCAAGCTGAGCATAATGCTAAAGAAAAGAATCTCATCCCTGTTCTTGCATTTAAGCGGAATCGAACAGAAGAGTATATCGTGCTTTCATTAGCAGAATTTATTAAATTAGTGAAAGCAAGAAATGAAGTAATTCGTCTGACTTACGGGCCTCAACCATCAGTGGGATCAGCATAGGGGAGCTAAATGCCTAAACCAATTAAAAAACTTCGTGTAGATATAATGGCTGTCTTAAAGAACCATGAACTTCGGATTATGATGATTGAACGATCACTCTACCAACTTGTTCAGGCCCTTTCTACGGCTGCAAAAGAGAAAACTGAATCCCCGGACATCGAGGCTGTGGTACAATCAGAACCAGAGCATGTAGGTTTGGAGACGAGTGTGGAAGCTCCTGGGCAACCGCTGGGAGAAGATTAAATGAAGGAGGGATTCGGGGTGAACCCAAAAGATATTCTTGGACTGACAAAACCTAGGTTGAGTTTGGTTCCACCCCCACTTATTATTCATGTGGCGAAGGTGATGGAATTGGGGGCTAAGAAATACGGACCCTACAACTGGAGGGGAAATGCCGTGTTAGCTACCATATATGCTGAGGCTGCTATGAGGCACCTTCTTGCCTATCTTGACGGGGAAGACATTGATCCTGAGAGTGGACAGCCCCACACGGCCCACGTTGCCGCCTGTATGGGCATTCTGCTTGATGCTAGGGCAACTGGCAATTTGGATGATAATCGACCTACTCCTGGGGCTGCGGGTCGTTTGATTACAGAAATGTCAGTTACAATCCCTAAACAAGAAGATCAGATACCGCAAGAAGTGCCGACAGTATACAAGTCATTATACTGCACTTGTCACGTTTGCTCTTCAGAAGATTTACCATTCTGATGAACTGGGTACTTTTAATAACGATCCCGTTGTACCTTGGGGCGTCTATCTGGGAGTTTGGTTGGATGCACCGAAACTTTGATGGTGGATTGTACTTGACCTTTGCTGCCAGCAATGCTATCATGGTGTTAAGGGGGATGTATGTCTGACGAAAAGAAACCAATTGTTCGACCAACGACCGATCATCCTTGGGTTGCTATTGACTTGGATGGCACACTGATGGAAGATCATCAGTACCCCGGATTTGGTCTTCCGAGGCCAGGAGCACGGGATGCGGTTCTTTATCTTCAAAGTCTTGGCCTCAAGATCATGGTCTTTACAACGAGAACCCATGTCTCAGGTCTTGATGGGAAATTTCAAAATGTCAATAAGATCGTGAATGATATTCACGCATGGGGAAAAGAGCACAATATCCCTATTGACTATGTGTGGCCGTACTTAAAACCCGCTGCGGTCATTTGCTTCTTTGATGATCGGGCGATCTCAGTCCGTCCGCCAAGCCCGCATGATCCGCTTGATGATTTTGAGTGGTCAGAAGCTATAGAAGAGTTTAATGAGCGGTATGCTGCAACAATCCCTAACTGGCTGAGGGAAGTCACACCAAAGTCTTTTGAAGTGGAGCAGCCGTGAGCGATATGTTTGATGATGAAGAAATGCTGGGTAGAGATACAGATCGTCGGCTGGTGCAAGACCAACAGACAATATATGATGAAGTAAAAGAAAAACTTGACCACTCCCAGCAGCGGGTCGATGCGCTGGTGGAGATCATCGAAAGCCAAAAGCAGTTGTTGATTGCCTATCGACTCGGTGACCATGTCCGGGCAGACCGGGCGTTGACCCGGCTGGAAAAGGCTGAACAGGCTCTCGCCACCGTACGGGCCACGAAGGGGAAGCCGTGAGCTACATGGCAATGATTTCGGCCTTTTTCTATGGTGTTTCATGGTGTGCATTGATAGCGGTGCTCTATATGGCATTGGACATGAAAGAGAAGCCGTGAGCGCGACGTGTGCAGAGTGCAAACCTGAGATTGTTGGGAGCATGAATCTAGAATCTGGCGTGTTTAACTCTTATCCAACCTCGCGCATTGTGCTCTGCCCACTCCACGCGCAGGTCGAGGCATTGGTGAAGGCGCTGCACATACTAGGTATGTTGGGATTGCTGTCTGCCCGCTATAGCTTAGACGGAGAATTTCAAGTGGCGGTTGATAAAGCCCTCGCCGCCGTGCGAGCCACGGGATTTGAAGAGGGCGTATGACACCAAAAGATGCAGCAAAACTCGGCAGGGAAGCAGGGAGAAGGGAGCTAAGAGAACAAATTATTATCTTATTGGGATTAGATAAATATATTACCGATAAAATTACTCAGCACGAAGAACAATATCATGGAGATTCCGAGGGATGAAGCAATGGATGATTTAGAATTCTATCGTCAAGTGAATGAAATAGAAACAACCGTCGTGCGTATCCACAAAGCACTAATTGATACGCTGATAGAGCATCTTCCTGCTGATAAGTCACCTGACTATCAGGGGTCTGTGCTTCTTTCAGTAACGAATCATTTTAATAAATCAGTAGAATCCGTTCTGAGTAGATTAGGTGTGGTTGAAGTAAGGTTGGTTGATGCGGAATCAGTGAGAAAGGCTGAAGAAATAGTAAAGTTAGAAAAGGACTTTTATAAAGCAGAACCACCAAAAGATAAGCCATAAGTACATTTTGAGGGAGGGCACCAATGGCTCATGTTTTTAATCTTGGCATCATAGGCCATGCAGCGGAGAAGTTCGATAAAAGAACTGAGAAGCTTGCACGAGAAGAAATCTGTAAAGCAATCCAAGAATATAGGCCGCTATTTATCGTTTCTGGACGATCTCCGATGGGTGGTGTTGATGTCTGGGCAGAAGAGATTGCTGCTGGACTTGGCATCCGAACTAAGATTTATGCCCCTGATGAAAACACCTGGAGTGGACTAGGGGGGTTTAAGGAACGCAATCTTACGATAGCGAGGGCTTCAGACCTTGTTCTTGTGATCGTGGTCGAGAAGTATCCCAAAAATTACCGAGGCATGAAATTTACCGGATGTTATCATTGCAAGGGAAGAAACCCTAGTCACATAAAGAGTGGAGCTTGTTGGACCGCATGGAAGTCTAGCGTGGGACAGTGGAGGATTATTAAATGAAAATTTGGATCAGATTTTGCACTCACGTTGACTGCCGATGGAGTCCTATCGTCTGTGTATCAAAAACAAAGAAGGGGCTTGGTCGTCTATCAGATTATTCTCTTCCCAAGCACAAATTTAGAGTGGAGCAGCATTGGATATGAAACCATATAGACTCGTCGTTGTTGACTGGGTTGATTCTTCTAGCACAGGAAGAACATGGAGAGGAATCAACGAGTTCGGTCCAGAAGCTTCTAAACCCCTACAGTGCCGCACAGTGGGGTATCTTATGGCAACATCAAAACTAGCGATTACGCTTGCGATGAATCTTGCTTACGAACCGGGTTGTGCGCCGCACTCAGCGGGAAATGACATGAACATTCCCGTATGTTCAATTCTTAGGGTTAAAACAATCACTCAAAGACTTCCATGACTGGCCAGAAGATTGCACTACGAAAAGCGTTAGAACGGGCTCAACTCGCATTGGATGACTGGCTACACACTTATGCTGATGAACATTGTGATAAAGATGATGTGGCACGATCACGGAGCAGAATTGTAGCAAACGGTGGTACACTGGCCTATATTGCAAAAGTTCAAGAACACATTAAATGGGTGCTGGCCCTTACAAAGCAGTAATCATAAATGAAACTAAAAGTCTTGAATAGAAGGAAACATCGTCTGCTCTGTGACTGTAAAGATCGGTGTCACAAAGCAATATACATCGGTAGACCAACGAAGTGGGGAAATCCGTATGAAATAGGCCGAGACGGGGATCGGGATCATGTTATCATGCGATACAGGGAATATCTGGGGAAGCATCCTGAGCTAATTCAGGCTGCGAAAGAAGAGTTGAAGGGGAAGAGTCTTTTATGCTGGTGTGCGCCCCAGCGTTGCCACGGTGACGTACTACTTGAAGTGGCTAATGGGAAGTAGACATGAAGAAGAATAGTGTCTTAAAATGGCTTGTAGCGGGTTTTCTGGGGGGTTTTCTGCTGGCAGGATGTACGTGCGGGAAGCTCTTACAGTATAAACCGGGGGAGATACAGCCGGACCCACCCCCTCAACACATACCCTCGCTCTGGTGCGAGTTGGCTGAGAAGGGCATTATAGGGCCTCCGTGTATGCCTCCGAAGGAAGCGTAAAAGGAGAATCTCATGTCAGTTGAATCATTTATTACAATAGTGATAGCAGCGTTGCTGCTCTTCGCTTGTCTTGTGTGGATTGAAGTTAAAAGCTGGTTTAAGTAGCATTCTGCAACCAGTTACTTCCTACCGAACCGATCCCCCATCCAACTTGAGATAATAGCCTCAAAGAACAATCGAGGGCCGTCTTCCAAAAAGACGAATCCGTATGCACTCAAGACGAGGCAAGTTAATCCAACGACGACTGTGACTGGACGGATTGCTGACCGTAAATCTCTCACCCAGAATGACGGGACTCCGATCACATCCCGATTGAAGAAGTTCGTCTGGGCTTGCATGAGGCTCGCCAGGGCACTCGTGTACGCAGGAAGCACTTCAGGCTTAGTCGTGGCAAGACTACCCATTGTGCGTTCTGGGGTATCATTCTCTGTCTTGATAAACTTCTTCTTAATGAAGTCGAAGACACCAGGAACAACCAGCCCTGCTAATGATACAACAGCATCAAGAAGCATTATCTCTTCACCTTTCGTTCAGGCATGTCAGGCATCGGTTTATTGAGCAAATGCTCATAGAGAGTATTCACTCGTTCTCGAAGGTCTTGAATGTCTTCTTTATCAGGAAGGTCTTTGATACGTTCCTGAATGTTCCTCTCAACCAGATAGGTATACCCAAATCCCCCGAATACTAATGTAAAGACTGTACCAATCAAGAGAGTCTCCATACTATATCCCCGTTATTTTGGACCAACGACTTGGATGTGGTGATCGTTATTAGCCAGCGCATTATCATTATTGGCTCTAATTTGATAATTAACTTGGCTGATCGAAGCTGAAACAATTGTGACAGATCGGTTCGTACCGACTGTGTGAGCACAAAACGAAGGCACGTCAGAAAACGCTGTTGAAAAGGTAATTGTAAAATCCCCTGTTGAATTCCTCACCGCAGTAAAACCACTACCCTCAGTGACCGATCCCGCCGAATCAACCACACCCCGTACAAATCTTAAAATTTCACCACCAGTTCCAGGTTGTTTGAAGCCATCCGGGGCGTACACATATCCACCCGCTTCGATATTCCCAGAATTCTGAATCACACCGGCTGCTGGTGCCGCTACCCCCACCCCCAGTGCATCAACTGTCGTATTTCCTGCATCAAGAGTCAATGTGACAATTAAATCTCCACCCACAGATGCATCATCTGTGACGATGAGATCGTCTCCAACTGTTAAATCAGTACCAACGCTGAGTGTTAGATCAATGACAGCAGACCCGTCAACATTTAGGTTGGTATCAACATCAAGGCTGCCTGTGACGTTAAGCGCATCATCAACAACGACAGCACCAGTAAATGTGTTCGTCCCGGTAAAGGTGTTATTTAACGCCAACTGCGGAACAGTGCGTGGAATCGAATCATTGATCGTGGACAGAAGACCCACAGAGGCCGTAGTCAGGTCCGTATCTAATGTGCCAGAATCCAACAGCACCGTCACGAGGGTCGTTGTGGTATATGCTGACGAGACAACCGTGCCATAAACCGTTGTGGCTGTGCGGACACACTTAACACGTCGATTAGTCAAGAATGTTGCAGTCTGATCTCCCACCACGGTAAAGCTGCTTGCAGAGATGTAAGTAGCTGCGGTACTACCGATCCATTCAACTGTCGTGTTGATAACCACCCCAGTCGTGGATTCAAAAGTAATATCATCAGCCGTCCACTGTGTCACATCATCAGCGTCATCAAGCCTTAGATCGTAAGTTCCCACTCCATAAATTGTAGCCTCACCATTGCTGTCCAGCACAACGGGGTGGGCAAGGGGAGTGCCTGTCGTTGAATCGGCATACAAGTCTTTCGGGGTGGCTGTATTAATTTCAAACGCATACAGCTTACCCCCCACGAGGGGAAGATTTGTCGTATCAACAAACGCTCTGAATTTAGTGTAAGGAAAGGGGTAATTCATTATGGCAACCTTTGCTGGTTAAAGTCAGAAGTCGGAGAAGGCACTGGACTCTTTCTCTCTTGTACTCGTGCTCTGGCTGTGGAAAGAATAAAGTTCACAATCATCAGTTGACCTGTTTGAGTCAGTAATCCTTTAAGGGTGACGCTCCGAATCATCTGGGCTCCACCAGGAAGAAGCATGGCTGTATTGACCATATCAATCGCGTATGGCCTAGCAGGGGTGACTCCTTGCCCAGCAAACTCACCCATGCGAAGACCAATCTTATCTCCAAGTCGGATAGAAGCCAAAGCAGAACTCACAGTTTGCTTAGCCCCTGCGTCAAGCTCTTGAATACGGGAGATGGCTCCCCACGTCCGCTCCATAATTTCCCGTTCTTGGGGGGTAAAGGTGGACATGATATACTTATTATCGGGATGGACCAATTCTCTTGCCATCAGATTAGAGTTCACCCGACGAATCGTTTTACCATCTGGCGTTGTTGAAATCTTCGAGTTCTTGAGTGCGGCTTCTGAAATGATCTCCAGTGCCGATTGCCTCTGAGCAGCCAAGTCCCCACGCTGCATCAATTCACTCGACGGTGATTGAACGGCTGCTAAATCCTCCTGAAATGCTCTGAGAACGGGGACAAGATCACCACGCCGGGGATCGCCTTTTGACATATTGTAAAGGGACTGGATTTGATTCTTGAGTGATTTCCAATCAGGAGGCTCAACAGCACTTCCAGACGCTTTCAATTTATCACTGAGCCCAGCCAAGTCCTGATAGACTTTCTCCATGCCGGTAGCAAACTGTTCTGATTGCTGAATAGATTGGGTGGACTTCATCCCCACAGTCTCCGTTCCAGTCAGCTTAGGGTGGGGTTTCCCTGCGACTTGGACCGACTTCTCAACATATCCTTTAGGGAATGTCTCAAGAGTCGTGGCTTTCTCACGGATCGTTGGGGCATTCTTCACTAAGAAAGCATCGAGTGCTTGAGCAACTCTCGGAGCATAATATACTTCAGCATTCTCGGCTGCGAGAGCTTCTGCGGCCTGATAGTATTCTTTCGCTGCACGCTCCGGTCGAAGAGCGGTCAAGACTCGCTCATGGGCCATTGATTCAGCTTCTCTCGCCTTCTCCACCCCCGCTTTTACTGGAATCCTCTGGCCCCCAGACACGCCTTTTAAGGGAATCCGCCTAAAGTATTTCACGGCACTAATAGCGGGTAACGTCGCCAGGACATCATTAAAAGCTGCCCACCCATACTGAAGACCAGTAGGAGGAAGACCAGACGGAGAGGGGGACATCATTGTTTCAGCCGTATTATACCCAGGAAGGAGCATTCGTCCTGCGGCGGCTCCTGTCTCCTTGAGTGCCGGAACAAATGAAGCGGCTGCACCTTTACCAAGTGCTTCTAGCATCCCTGGTTTAGGTCCCGCATTTACTGGTTCAGCAGGAAGCCCTTGCTGACCAGCACGTTTCCGAGCAATGGCTGCTTCGAGTTCTGCTTGTGTTGCCATTAGAATTGCCCCGCCTGTTGCTGTTCAGTTTGAAGTCGCTCAAGGTCTTCAAGAGGAAGTGAGTCTAACTGCTCTTTATTCAAATAAGGGAGGATCGTTGATGGTTGCTGCGGGGCTGCAAGTAATTCATTACTGTGTCCGCCAGTCAATGCATCCATCTGCTTGAGGATTCTGTTCTTCGCTGCGGTATGAGCTTCCAGACGAATCTTGGACCCCTTGTGCATCCCGTTCATCGACCCAACAAACGTCTTAGGAGGCACACTACCAGCCAGCCAGTCTTCCGTCACCTTGCGCTCTTCAATAGACCCTGGAGTACCCCCACCGCCCATTGGTCCAGACATCAGAATTCTGTTATACTCTCTCGCCATTTCCGTAGCAAGCACGATGAACCGACCGACGGATTCACTACCCTCCAAATTCTGTGCTGCGTAGCCTTGGACTTCACGAAGCGGTTTCGATTGAAGATTCACCGGCATATCATTGTAGGCTTTCATCACCTGTGGGAGCATTCCATCAAGAGTCTGAGACAGGTTATACGTCACGTCAGACCACTTCTGTTGAAACTGAAGTGATCCGTACAGAGATTGGGCTTGTCCACGAATTGTGTACTTGTCCATTTCGGAGAGTTTCACCCCCCGGCGTTTCCCAACCTCATCAATCATCTTGGCTTCTTCTTCCTTGACTAGTGCAGACAACGCCATATTCCTAGAAGAAGGTTCTTTACCAAGGAAGAGGGATTGAGCCGCCCACACTCGAAGACCTTTTGTTCCAAGCTCTCTCTTCGTTAAATCAATTTCAGCCTCCCGTGTGCCTTCAGCCCGTGCATAACCCTGGAATTTCTGATACTGCATGTGGGCCTTTTCACGAGTAATAGGCTTCCCAGCCGCTTCAGCACGAGCCATAATGTCCTGAATAGTCTGTTCTGTGACACCACCCATTCGAGTCGCTCGAAGATCACTTCGCAACTCAGAAAGGGTTTTATCAGGCTGAGCTACAGCAGAAGCCGCCAGAGTCAGTGCATCAGGAGATTTCGAGTCATACAGCCGAAGAATGGCTTTGGTATCAGCAGGAGATCGTCCAGAATCCGTCAATTCTTTGGTCAAGTCAACCCGCTGTTGCTCTTCCCGAAGGTATGTTTGAGCCTCCATTCGTGTCTTGATTTGATTTGCGGTAGCATTCTGAGCATTGACCTGAGTATTCATCATCGCCTGAACCCGCTCTGATAACACGGGATTCATCTGAACACGGGGGTCCTGTGCCAACTGTACCCAATCAATCTGTCCTGGGGCCGTAGGAGCCAATCCTAGGCTTCCAAGGACGTTCATTGGTGCAGGAGGCTGGCCTGTACCCTCTGGGGCTGCTTCCGGGGCTCCTGGAGCCTCCGCTTGCTGCCCCTGTGAGATCAAGCCTTGAAAGAAGTCCTGAGCCTCTTTACTTTCCTTCAATTTCAGTTCAAGTAGACGATTCTGGAGATTGGCTCCTTGAATCTGTTTGCCAGCCCCGACATAACTGAAAAATGGAGAGAAGTCAATCTGGGTTGGTTGCCTACTTAATAGTGAAGTGTCGATTGGCATGGAATCCTCTTATTTCATTGCCGATGCCATACCCATACCGGCACCAGCCCCAGAGATTGCTCCTTGAATACCAGCAGCCCAAGGATTCTGCTTTCCAAGTTGGAGATTGGCAAGATCAGAACCAAGCTGTGATTGATTCTGTCCAAGTGATTGTGCTGTCCCGTACTGGCCTTGAGCCAGTTGCCCAGTGGCTTGACTACCATACCCAAGAAGGCCAGCAAGTTGGTTATACATCTGCTGTTGATTGCCCATCTGCTGACCGTACAATCCTTGCTGTTCAGCCATATACCGATTGAAGGCATCTTCATAACCCGTAGCAGCAAGGCCCTGTTGATGCTCCCCTAATGCTTGCATAGTCGCAGGAGCAAAGAAGTTTCCTCGTGCAGCAGCCGCGTTATTGATACCTTGCTGACCTTGCTGAAGGCGAAATTGATAACCGGGGTCATTAAAGTAATTCTGCATATTGAAGCCAGTGAGCGTGGGATTAACTCCCATTCTAGCTCGACTCTCAATATCTGGCATAGTCCGCTCGCCCAACTGCATATAAGGCTGAAGCGTTCCAGTCATTTGAGATAGACCGGCGTTATATTGAGTAGCAGCCCTGCGTGAATACTCTGCTAAGAGATTAGAGGCTTCACCAATGTTCTTATTAGCTGAACGAGCCCCCATATATCCAGCAACTCCCCCTGCTACTGCCCCCCCTGCTGCTGCATATCCTGCTGCGGCCATATTCTTTCCTCTGTTATGCTAATTGTAAATAAATATTCGGAACTGGTGAAACGGCATCATTGATTCCAACTGTTCCGCCCGCAGTAAAAGGGTCTGGAAGGGCTGCGTATGTAAAAGCCACTTTAATGTGCTGAGAAGACCGTAATGTCGGAAATGTTGCAAGGCTGTTATGACCAAAAATAGGTGGCATATTAACTGTTGATGTTGCACCCATTGAAGCAGTTGCCGATCCAACAATTGCAATCCAATAAAAAGAGTTAGGAGTGATCGCTTGACTTAAACTTGTCACAGAGGTAAATTTAGCACCTGTTGCAGTAAAAGCCACGATACCTAATTCGCTTATTAGCGAGCTTGGATACTGGTCTGATTCTGATGTTGTATTGTAGAGTCCTATTCTGTACGAAGCTGTTGCACTAATAGATTGATAAATACCTATACCAGTAATAGAACTGGCATTTCCTGAAAAAAATGGCATTGCATATAACTGATTCAGAGCGACAGAAAGGCTAGTATTCTCCCATCCCCGTTGATACGGAACGTGCCAATGGCCTGTAAAAGTGCCTCCATCTAATTGGCGACGGCTGGCCCACCATTCCGATGAAGAACCCGCTGGGGTTCCATGCTGATGGTCACTACGACTGATCCTCCCAGACAAACCATTATAAGAATCAAGTCCAGATTCTATTGCTGGAACAACAGGGCCGAAGTAGTCGATCAAATCTGATCCATCAGTACCATTGTGCTGGTGGGCTTTATCATGGTGTTGATCTGATGTGACAGATGTTAAATTACTATGAGAAATAGGATCAGAGAGTTCATGCGTATGGGCCTCTGGATGGTGCTGGTCCGATGTCACTCCCGTCAAGTCACTATGAGCAATCGTACCGGATTCACCAAGGCTATTTACATCACGACGAAGAAGTTCAATCCATTGAAGCCACGGTTGAGAAATCCTCTTCCCGTCTTTGTCTTGAAATCCCGTGTTATGGGGAACTGGAGGAAGAGGCATTATGATCCTTCCTCAGCAGTAGATGACATGATCCTTCCACCAGTGATTTCCACGCCAGCACCCAGGATAGCAACTTTCACATTTGTTGCTCCTTGAATCTCAAAAACAATATCACGCATCTGGCCTAATCTCCGCCAGATTGCTCGTGTAAATCTCTCTCCAGTAAATCCTAATGTAGCTACACTCCAGTTTGACCATGTATGCCCACCATCACGACTGACTCGTAGCTGAACGACAGGTGATTCCGAATCTGAATCAACAACCCCAGGTTCAAATTCAACTTCAAGTTGATGAACGACCAGTCTCTTTCTCTCAGCCCAGTAATGGGGTGATCTACGGGACCAAGCAATAGGATCACCATTTTCATCATGGACATCAGATGACAACTCGTACAGATTTCCTGTCAGACGATCTGTGGCGATCATACGGTTAATATATCTCACAACTTCCCGCACTCTCCACGCTCCGAGTTCATAGCTGGATCGTTCATGCCAAAGTTGGGTCATAAAGTCATAGACAAAGGTTTCACCACCAGCCAGGAAAGTAATACCGTAAAAATTGTGGCCGTCCATCTGATAACTAAAGCTAAACGCATCAGCCGTCGTTGCGTATGATCTCCAACGAGCTTCAAGGGCTGGTGTCGAGATCGGGACAGCTTCCAAACCAGTTGCAGCAACAACCCTCCCACCGGGGGACCCCTGCTTATGACGGCCAAGCCAGACGACTGTATCTGCAATCTGCGCCACACTATCGACGGCCTGAAGGCCCCAGTCGATCACACCTGAAGTCGTCTGAAATGGAAATGGGGATGTTCCAGCGTCATACCAAATCTCTGTGGTCAGTTCCCCAAAAAGGTATAATTGACGATGGAGTGCCCACACAGCCAAGAGTGAATCTGGAGAAGCTTCAGCCGCCCCCAACTGCACGGGATTCCATGTCATCGCATCATTGAGATCACTCAAAGCAAAGAAGAAAGAGTTCTGCATACTCACAATAAGATATTGGTCAATAAATGCAATCGACGTGGGCTGTCCTACCGGCTGAGGATTCGGTTTAGCAAAAGCTGCCGTACCATAGTTGTAGACGTAGATAAAACGACCATCCACAATAGCCAATTCAGAGTTGGCATTGTGCTCCATCTTTACTGAACCAACAGTTGTATCTAGCTGCCCAACAACAGTGCTTGATGCATCATTGAGCACTTGAATAACATCTCGTCCGTGGACAACAAATAATCGGTGCTCGATAACATGGGCTCCACGAATCGGGGACGTACCAACTGTTTTGAATAAATCTAATCCTGGAGCGCCAATCAGCATCACGGGGGTCTTTCCCTCTGGACCGCCGAGTGTAGGAATCAGGTTCATTGTCCGCTGCGTATTAATGTTGATACTTTCAGCCGGGTATGAACCACCGATGAAATTTTCTAAGATCATTAGTCTATCGTATAGATCGTTGACGGTTGATGCTTACGTAAACTCTCATCTGGAAACATCGTCATATTAGGAGAGACATACACCAAGAGCCTATCAAAGAGTTCTTGGGCCGTTTGTATCACAAGCATACTCGGTGTCACACCATAACCAGGAGCAAGACGAACAGCGAGATTATAAATCACCGCTTCCAGGTAGACCGGATCAACGTCAAGATTTTCATTCAGTGTCGCAATAGAAACAAATGGCTTCTGTGTAGACAAGTGAAGGGTGTAAACTTGGCTTGGGATATTATACAGCCGGATACGACCCAAAGGTTGTGATGGCTTATACCACAGATGGGAAGGGAGTCCAGTCACAATCTCTCGGTCACCATACGAAAGGTATTGATCCTCACCAATTATCTTGACTGGGGTAAATAAACTGTTCGAGTCTTCAATTGACGCATCCAAAACTTTCAATGGTCGAGTCGTATTAAAGTTCCCAGAGGGTCCAATTGTATAGTCTCCATCATTCGCAGTCAAAGCAAAGGATTCTTCGGTTGTCACAAGCACGGAGATATTACGAACTGACCACGATCCAAGCATCAGATTCAGTTTAGTTCTGGCGTCCTGTGACATATCCGCAGAAAGAGTTTCTCCGGTTGCGAGAACGCCAAGCTCCTTAAAAGCACTGTTGATAATATCTTGAATGGTCATTATTCATTCTCTGGTAAAGGACCATAGATCGCCACGTAACGAGGGTCTGCGTGCATACATCGGTCACAGACCACTTTCTCTTCCGGGGCCATCCACAAGCCCCAGTCGTGCTTGTTATACTGCTTCGATCCACGAACATAAAACCCGGCTGTAAACTCACCAACCATGAAGCCTTGGAATTTCTGATGACATCTATCACACGACAAGCCAGTCAGCATAAATTCCCCTCAATTGCCCTCAGAGCCCTATAAGCTCCTACACCGCCCAGATAACCTAGCTGCCACCCGCACTATCCACCCTCGGCCCCTCTTGAGCCTACCCAGCTAGGGCGCTACTGTTACGCTCCTGCGATGACGCCCTTCTCAACGAGTGCTGCACGAAGCTCATTGACGAGGGTGACAATCGCATCAGCCTGTGCTGCCGTGGTAAAACCATAAGGAGACGAGTTCGTCGCTCCTGTGGTTGCCACAGCAGCCTGGGCTGCACCAGACCGCTGATCCACGGGCGTAGACCCGTGAAGCGCCACGAGAGACGTGGTGGCTTTTCCAAGCACAGCCCCGTCAGGAGACTCGTGACCGAGATACTCCTTCGTGGATGTTTCAGTTGAATTGATCGACATGATACTCCCTTTCTTTTTAGCTGTTGCCCAAGATGCGACATGCCAGATCAGGGTAAGTGGCCGTCCAGCCATAGAGCACGTCCAGACGAACAATCTCCTGGTCATTGGTGATGTCATAGTCCTTAATCAGACGGATGCTCATTCCCTGATACTCCACCGTCTCACTCCACGGTACACCATCAGGAGCCTGAATAGGCACCGTCACCAACGAAAACGCATTCCTCTGGAACGCAAGGTTAGCTGCATGGCTTCCCACGAGCGTCACCACGTTAGAACCAGTCGTCGGAAGCGCCGTCACGTTCTGATACGCCGTCGATGCCTTCATCGCAGGGGAGATCGGAACTGACGTAGCAGTCGTCACCGTGGTCGTAGCGGTCACGACGAACTGTGCCGCATAGCCGAGATCGGCCTTATTGAGAGGATTGACTGCATTACACGCTGCGAAGGTGATGATGTCACCCTTGACCAACGTGCCATTTCCACCAGCCGTCAGGCTGACAGACGAAGCCCCTTCCGCAGGATTCGACGCCAACGTGATCGTGGTCGCCGTACCTTTGGTGTGACTGACGACGTTCTGGGATTCAAACAGATCGAGTCCCACGAGACGCCCGACAGATGCTTCTCTGGTGATGTCTTCAACCAACGAAGGCTGGAAGACATTAGCCGTCAGAGAGAGCAACAACGAGTTCGTTGCAGCCGGAGAGAGCGCCGCAAAACGGTCATTCAACATGACCGAGAACTCCGTCATCTTCTGCTTGGTGTCCAACAGGGCTGCAAATTCCACATTTCCACCGGCCACACCGGAGGCATTGTAGACATCTTTATACAGAGCAGCACCGTCCATGTCAACCTGATTCGCCAGCGTGATACAGGCTGGCTTAACATACCGCTCGACGTATTCATCAATCGAGAGGGTCAGGTCCTTCGCATTCCAGGCCCAGCCGACATGCTTGCGCTTGTCAATCGTGATGGTCCCAGACGTTTCCGTCACGTCCTGAAGGGCAAGAGTCGCCCCATCCGTTGCGGAGAATTTGACCGGCTTCCGATAAGAGATCGAATCTCCCACCTTCACGCCGAAATCATTTTTGAACTGCTTATTCGCCAACCGAGCAAAAACCAGATTATTCACTAGCTGAAGCGCGGCTTCCTTGGCGATAATCGCAGGGGTAAGAATTGTATTTGCCATTGAGTTCCCCTTTTACCGCTTGTTTCTCCCTCGCCATGCATACGCATCTTCTCGATGTTTTGCATATTCATCCATGCTCATGTCTTTGGGGTCTTTCTCCACCGCTCCGGTGGAACCAGTAACAGGAGTAAGGGGCTTGGGAGTCTGTGTGATGACTTTTGGAGCGAGGGGAGTTAATCTCTCCTCAATTCTCCCGATCTCAAGCGCCACTTCAAACGGGGATGACTGATTCAACCGAGACAACACTTCTGCATTCTTCGCCAAGTAATAGGCGATCTGAGGACCCTTATTCGAGTGAAGAATTGCTTCGACTACGGGTTCAGATTGAACAAATGCCGGACTCGTGATAACCACGTCAAAATCCGGTGTGTCCTTCTTAAATGCTTCAGCCGCAGAATGGAACTTCTGAGTTCGCTCAACCCTCGTCTGATTCTGCTGTGCCTGAGACGAGAGATTTCGCAATTCCGTGGTGACACGGTAATTCACCGTCGCTTTGACAAAATCAGCATAATCGGTGAAATCATCCAGCTTAGGTTCGACTAATTCATCAGTCTTTGGAGCCACAGGAGTCTCAACTGCTGGTTGACCCTGCCTCTCCAATGCGATTTTCTTATAGAAATCTCGCTCCCGACCGGCATCCTCAGCGAGACGCTTTTGTTCTTCTCGCTGTAGTGTCAGTTCAGAAAACCGCTTAGTAGCCCATTCCGGTGTTCCCTCTTTCGGTTCTTGTGGCTGAATCGGTTGTTCTATAACAACTTCCGTTTGCTTTGGTGCTTCTTCTGTGGAAGTAGCCTGACTTCCAAGACTTTGTACGGCTTCCGCGCCCGTCGTATCAACGGTAGTAGTGGTCTGGGTTTGACTCACGTTATTTTCCCCTTTGCCTCGATAATGGTCGAGTACCATTGTGAATGAATCTGGTTTTAGCTCCGTGGCGAACCTTTGTGCGGGCTGAAACTCCCGCCGTCCCCTTCAATTTTCATCTTCGGTTCCGGCTGACGATCAGCACCAGCCCCTCTCGGCGTGACCTGTGCTTTCGAGACTTCCCGCTCATTCCCAGGTTGAGCCTCGTCGGTCTTAATCTTCATTCTACCTCACCCCCTCTCAGCTAAAAAGTTGTGTGAGGATGTCCAGCACTTCTTTCCGAACATCAGTGCCTTCTTTCTGGACACCCAATGATGCCTTCATCACCTTGAGTTTCTCAAGGTCGATCTTAATCTTCGATACTTCGGCTTTAGACTCAGCAATCACTTGCTTCGGATCAGGAGGAAGTGTCCTTGGATCAATGTCTTTGAGAACTCCAGCCGGTATTGTCCTCTTCAACCGCTCTGAAATCTCATGGGCAAATTCCCAATCCTGAGATTTTGCCACAAGATCAGCGATAAATGCCCTAGCCTCTGGATAGTTTTGTCCAAAGTTCATCATTCCTTCGGCCGCTTCTTGCCTCATGGTAGAGAATGATGGACCCGTATCAACAATAATTCCATATTGCCCGGTAGTCAAATCATTTAGGATAAGTGGTTCCCCATTCTCTCCGCGCTGTGGTGTGTTCACCGGGACAAGTTGCTCTTCCCCCAGATGGTCACGAAGACGGAGTTCCTGACTTGTATCAAAAACTTTAGGAATGATTCCAACAATAATTCTTCCAGTCAACCTTAATCCACGGCAGAGATTATCAACATACGAAAAATTTCCAGTATCACCTACAACCTGCCGGGCGTTAATAGCTTTTCCAGTTCGTTCATTACCGGACAAACCAAGAGACGCATCATTCATACCCATCGTTGATTTAATATCTTCCAACGACTGAGTTGATCCCTGGAACATCCCAGGAGACGCCGTAGGTGGTTCTGTTCGCTGTGGCGGTGCCGGAGTAGACGGATCAGGATTATATCTTAAAACAGCAATATTCCGTTTATTTGCCTCTTTATAATCATTCTCATACCCTTCTATCTGCTTTGCTGTTGCCACCCACGGCGCTTTAGGTTGAAGCGCCACAAACTCAACTTCTGCCGAACGCCAGTAGTTATA